TTCGACCAGTTCAAGGATCGCTTTATTGATGGGGCTTCAAAACACATTTCTAAGAAACAAGCCGAAACGCTCTGGCATACTTTTGAAGCGCATGCTGGTTATTCTTTTAACCGCTCCCATGCTGTTGCTTACTCTATGCTTAGTTATTATACTGCTTGGCTTAAGTTTTATTATCCACTTGAGTTCATGTTTTCGATTCTTAAAAATGAAAACGACAAGGACAAAAGAACAGAGTACCTAATTGAGGCTAAGAGATTAAAGTTAAGCATTAAGCTTCCGCATGTCAACGAGTCCGATGTATTCTTTTCCTTAAAGGAAGATTCAATTAGATTTGGTCTTGGAGAAGTAAAGTTTATTTCAGATAGTATTGCAAACAAAATTATTGATCAAAGACCATTTGCTTCTTACTCAGATTTTATTGACAAGGCTTCTAAAAAAGGTAGCGGAATCAATAGCCGTGCTATCTCTGCTTTAAATGCAATCGGTGGCGCAGCGTTTTCAGACAACCCTAGAAGCGGAAATGAAAAAGATAGTTACTATGAGTATCTAGGTATACCTACATTTAACCTAGAAGGAATTCCACCACGTATTAAATCGCAAGCAAGACCAATTGAAGAGTTTGAAGACTTAGGTTCATTTGTTATGTTCGGCATGGTTAAATCAATTAAGCGTGGTAATGGCTGGGCACGTATTGAGTTGGTAGATGAAACAGGATCAATCGGCCTATTTCATACAGAGCAGACTCAAATAGAGACAGGGCAGATGTATTTTATTCTTGTAGGAGATAATAGAATTGCTCGTTACGTAAAGGTAAGCGAGATTGACCCAACAGGATCTAATTCTTTTGTAAACTATTTGTATCAAAAGCAATATGACCTTGACGAAGACGAGTATGTTGTAGTAGACTTTACTCCGTATGTAACAAAAGCTGGAAAGACAATGAGCCATATAGTTCTTTCAAATGCACAAAAAGAATTAACTAGAGCAATTGCTTTCCCAACAATGTATAAGATGTCCCTTGCTAAAATGCGAGAGGGAATGAAATGTAAGGTTGTTCTATCTACTTTGGACGATGGAACTTTAATGGTAAAGGAAATAAAATGACAGAAGAAGTAAAGCATGATATCAATGAGATTCAAGCTCAATTAACTGCAAGCAAAGTTTTAGTTGCAATTTTAGAAACACTAGGCAAAGTAAATGTTCCAACCTCTACTTTAATTGCAGCAAGTAATGAAGACAAAGAATTACTTGTAGATTACAATCCAGATGGACCAGAGTTTATTTTTAGCGTATATGATCGAAAGGGAAATTATGAACCAATCACAATCAATACTGACTGAGTATGGACTAGATGCCCTTGCAGCCGTATTGCATGAAACTGCAATTGAAAAAGGATTTTGGGATGGAACAATTAGTCACGACAAAGTTGGTAATAAGCTAGCCTTAGTTCATTCTGAAGTAACAGAAGTTCTTGAAGCAATTAGAAAGAACAAAAGCTCAGAAGAAGTTGTTGAAGAGATGGCAGATGTAATTATTAGACTGCTAGATATTTATGCAGCAATGAGAAATTCAGGAGATTTAATTCATAGCCTAGATGAAATTCTAGAAAAGAAAATTAATATAAATAAAGAACGTCCAAGGCTTCACGGCAATTTATTTTAATGCTATACTATAAAAAAGAGAGAGTGTAAATGAGCATAGATATTGATAACATATTAGCAAAGCTAGATCCAAAGACAAGAGCAAGAGTTCAGTCCGCACAGGATGTACAAGTTGAAAAGCAACTTACACCTAGTATTGGATTAAACTTTGCTTTACGTGGCGGGTTAGGTTACGGCAGACAGGTACTAGTATGGGGCAACAAGTCTGCTGGTAAATCTTCATTTTGTTTACAAATGATTGCTCTTGCACAAAAAGAAGGAAAGACTTGCGCCTGGATTGATGCAGAGGCTTCTTACGATCAGTCGTGGGCCGAACAACTAGGAGTAGATTCCTCTTCCCTTATTTACTCTCCAGCAAAAACTGTTAATGATATGGTTGACGTTGCTACTAAATTAATGGACGCAGGTGTTGATCTTATTGTGGTAGATTCCATATCGGCATTACTGCCTGCTATTTATTTTGAAAAAGACGGAAATGAAATGAAAGATTTGCAAGACACAAAGCAAATCGGCGCTGAAGCAAAGGATATGACCCACGCAGTCAAAATGTTAAACTATGCAAACAAAAACACACTACTTGTTCTCATCTCACAACAACGAAATCAGTTTGGATCTATGCATGCTAGTCACATCCCCACGGGTGGCATGGCAGTCAAGTTCTTTTCTTCCACTGTCATTAAGCTATGGTCGTCTGAAGCTGAGGCAAATGCTATTAAGGCTGGGATTAAAGTTGGCGACAAGATCATTGAGCAAAGAGTCGGCAGACCAGTTAACTGGATTATTGATTACAACAAACTCGGCCCCCCAAATTTATCGGGACAATACGACTTCTACTACCAAGGGAACGTTCTTGGTGTAGACAGCGTTGGAGAAACTTTAGACGTTGCAGAAATGTGTGGAGTTGTAGAAAAAGGTGGAGCATGGTATACGGTAAATGGAGAACGTTTTCAAGGACGTGCAAAGGCTGTAGCATATTTAAAGGAAAATCAGGATGTTGTAGACAGCTTAATCGGAGAGATAAATGCCAGACATTAATGAGTTTCTTAGTAAGCCTGAAAAAATAATGGCTACAGAACTAGAAAAGTTTGAAGGAGTTAAGCCCTGTTCAAAGTGTGATAAGAATTCTGACCTGTACTACTGGGATGCAATTAATATGACTATCTCTTGGGAATGTCCAGACGGTCATAAAAATTTGTATACGGTTGCTTAATGTCGGAAAGATCAGAAGTTAAACGTGATGGAGCTAAGGCTCAAAAGAATAGCGGAAGAGGAGATTATCAAAAGGGTGATGCTCAATGGAAGCAATTCCTTGTTGATTATAAAGAAGCAGGAACATCATTTAATTTAAATAAAGATAACTGGGCAAAGATTTGTACAGACACCTTTAAAGTAGATAGAAATATGTATCCAGCATTAAAGATTATTATAGGAGCAGAGTCTAAGGTTAGGCTAGGCATTATAGAGTGGTCAATTCTTGAAGAGTTGATTCAGTTCTGGGAGGACAACCATGAGTGATAAGAATACGCTAGAGCTTATTAGCGACATAACAGAGTTTAATGACCTTCATGAGTTTATGAAGGACGAGCACCTAGATAAAGCGCTTGCTATTGTTGTAAAGCTTCTCATGAACCCCGATGTGCCTTCCGCAAAAGCACCGCATTTGATTATGGAGCTTCAGGCCATGTCTACAAAATTTGCAGTGCTTGCATCTGTATATTCTACAATTGCTAAGGACAAGGCTGGAACGGTAAACAATAACAAGAAGAACATATATTATTCAGTAAAGGAGTCCATAGACAAACTTGTAGATGCACTTAAGTATGTCGTTAGGTATAACTCATAAATGGCTAGAGAAATTGTAAAAAACCTTAAATTTAAAAAACATACGGGAAAATTCTTTGACCCTGAGTTGTTTGCTCAGTTACTTGATGAGTCTTATCGTAATACTAAACGAGCAGACGGGGAGATGACCAAGAAGTCATTTAGTCCAAGTTCATTGGGTTACGGTCATGGCAAGTGTCCTAGATATTGGTACATGGCATTTTCTGGCGCAGTCTTTATTGATGATAACGATGCAGTTGCAGTTGCCAATATGGCGCAGGGAACTCAGGCGCATGAAAGACTACAGAAGCTTATTTCTACTATGCCAGAGTGGAGAGCAGAAGAAGAAGAAATTGTTAATGAGTATCCGCCTATCCGTGGGTTTATAGATTTAATTATGGAGTACGATGGCGAGACAGTAATTGGTGAAATTAAAACGGCAAAGCAAGAAGTATGGGATACCAGACAGTCAGAGATGAAGCCTACAGAAAACCATATGCTACAGCTTCTTACTTATATGAAGTTAAAGAATGCTAAGGAAGGTTTCTTCTTATATGAGAATAAGAATACCCAAGAGATCTTAGTTATTCCAATTTCTATGAATGAGAAGAATACAAGGATTATTGAAGAGACATTCGCTTGGCTATGTGAAGTCTGGGATAACTTTAAGGATGGAGATCTTCCAAAGAGGCCAGAGGGTGCAACTAAATCAAAGATGCCTTGTACATACTGCCCAGTTAAGAAAGAGTGTTACGCAAAAGGCGGTCCAGTAGGCACTGTTGAAATTGATTTGTTCTCGGTGTCCAATATATGATCTGCGCTAATTCAACCTGCAAAAAAGATTTCAATCCAAAAACTCATAATCAAAAGTATTGTGCCGATGAATGCTGTAGGGTTGCTACTAACCGCAGAATTATGGAAAAGTATTATGAGCGTAAAGCAATTAGAAATGGTGCAGATCGACCATGCGGCAAATGCAAGCAGCAACTAAGTAGATATAATAAGGGGGATTTCTGTGCGATATGCGAAAAAAATATCAACCTTGAGAATAAAAGTAAGCTGTTTAGGATGATAGATGACATTAGCTAGCCTAAAGAAAACTCAGGCAAATAGGGTGTTAGGCATTGATGCCTCTACTAACTCTATTGCTTTCTGCTTGATGGAAAATGATGTTCCATTAAAGTGGGGTAAGATTAACCTATTAGGCGAAGACATATATGAAAAGATCCACGATGCAAAAAATAAAATGCATTCCATGCTTGAAGAACTAAAGTCAGATTACATTGTTGTTGAGGGTGCGGTATTTGTTAAGTCAGCAGATGCTGTAATTAAACTATCATATGTTTATGGAGTTGTTATAGCAGAGTTGATGTCTACTGGAGCAAAGGTTATTACAATAGCCCCTTCATCTTGGCAGGCGTACATAGGCAATAAGAATCCTACTAAGGAAGAAAAGCAGGAAATAAGAGCATTGAACCCAGGATATGCAGACTCATGGTATCAAAACAAATTAAGAAATATGAGAAAGCAGAGAACTGCTGACTACTTTAACAGGAAGTATAATTTAAATGTGGTGGATTTTGACGTTGCAGATAGTTTTGGTATTGCACATTATGCTAACAAAGTATTAACAGAGCGATGAAGTTATATCAAAGTAAAGATTGGTTACATAGAAGATATGTAATTCAAAAGAAAACTATAACAGAAATTGCTGAAGAATGTAAAGTCTCTGCTATGACTATTCAGAGGTACCTAGATCAGTTTGGATTAATTAAAAAAAGATGAGCAAAGATGTGTGGCTAAATGCCAATAAAGATACAGCAGGCGACCTAATCCTAACTGGATACTTTGGTCCACTAAAAGATATGCCAGTTTATGACGAAGTAAAGTCTTTGTTTGGAAGCGGATTTGTAGCATTAGATTTTGGTTGTGGAGTAGGAAGAAACTCAGTAGAGCTTTCAAAAACATATGATCAGGTTATTTCTTTTGACTTACCTAGTATGATTAATTTGGTTCCAGAAGAGAATAAGTTAAGCAATATAGAGTATACAACAAATTGGGACCATGTAAAGGGATTTAAGTTTGGCACAGTTTTGGCTAGTCTTGTATTCCAGCATATTGAATATTCAGAATTAGAGGCGTACTTAAACGATTTGTCTCAAATAGCGGACAGGTTAGTTCTTCATAGTAGAACATGGATTGATCACTCAGCCCTAGAGGTATTGCCAATTGTGGAAAAATATTTTATAATTGATACTATAGAGTATTCAAGAGATCCCAATAATCCTATTGATGATCATTTTATTGCAACATTAAATAAGAGGGCGGAATAATGTTAAAGCCAGTATATGAAGATGTATCTCAGTTTAATTGTAATGATTTATATTTAAGATCAGTAGGTGCCCCAGCAGGTAATAAGATTTGGTCAACATGTCATGAAATTGCACATATGCTAATTGAAAAAAATATATCATATGGTAACTCAGCTTTAGAGCCTGCAAGAATATTTTCAACGGCGGACTCAACAGAGCAATTAAAGGTAAGAATAGATGATAAATTAAATAGAGTAAAGAATAACCAAGGCTTTGCTGGGGACAATGATATTGATGATTTAATTGGTTATTTAGTATTATATAAGATTGCAAAGGCTAATTCTAATTGACATTTTAGTCGACTGAAAGTATAATAGATTAATGAGCGAAATAGAATTGTCAGAACATTTTGACAGAATGAACAGGGTAGTTGAAGAACTTCTAAAAGGAAGCACACCCACACAGATCGCCACCACCACTGGAATACAACGCAAAGAGGTCCTTGAGCTAATCGACGATTGGAAAGACGTTGTACATAATGATAGTAATATTAGAGATCGTGCCCGAGAGGCCATCTCAGGGGCGGATCAGCACTATGCCATGCTTATCAAAGAGGCGTGGAAAACAGTAGAAGATGCAGATCAAACAGGCCAGCTAGGAATAAAGTCTGGTGCATTAAAGCTTATTGCAGACATAGAGACTAAAAGAATTGCAATGCTTCAATCTATTGGAGTATTAGAAAACAATGAAATTGCATCACAAATTGCAGAGACAGAGCGTAAGCAAGACATCCTTGTTAGAATTTTAAAAGAGACTACATCAATATGCCCTAAGTGTAAGATGGAAGTAGCAAAAAGATTATCCCAAATTACTGGAGTAATTGAGTCAGTCCCAGTAGAGGAAGCCGATGTCGTTTGATTTTACCGACCTTATCGACATGCTCGATGGAGAGGAGTTCGATGAAAAACCAGTCGATCTTAAAACGTTTGTTAGAAGTCCAGAATACCTTGGGCTTCCAGAACTTTCCGACTATCAGTACACGCTTATCGAAAAAAGTTCGCAGATCTATAAAGAGTCAACCCTCATCAAATTATTTGGAGAAGAAGAAGGAAAGATAAGATTTAAACAAACTGCTAATGAGGTGGTAGCTCAATTAGGAAAAGGTTCGGGTAAAGATTACTGCTCAACTATTGCAGTATCATATATAGTGTATTTACTATTATGCCTAAAAGATCCAGCAACGTATTATGGAAAACCTCCAGGAGATAGCATTGATATCATTAATATTGCTATTAACTCGCAACAGGCAAGCAACGTATTCTTTAAAGGATTTAAAACAAGAATTGAAAAGTCACCGTGGTTTGCTGGTAAGTATACAGACAAGGCATCGGAAGTTAAGTTTGACAAGGCAATAACAGTACACTCTGGGCACTCTGAGCGTGAAGCTTGGGAAGGATATAACGTTATTGTTGTTATCCTTGATGAGATTTCTGGTTTTGCAATTGAAAACACAACAGGACACGATCAGGCAAAGACAGGTGCGGCTATATATGACATGTATCGTGCATCTGTAGACTCTCGTTTTCCAGACTTTGGCAAAGTAATTCTACTTTCTTTTCCTAGATATAAAAACGATTATATACAGCAAAGATATAATGCTGTAGTTGCTGACGTTGAAACAGTTGTTAGAGACCATCAGTTTAAAATGGACGAGGATCTTCCAGACGGCACACAGGGAAATGAGTTCGAGATACAGTGGGAAGAAGACCATATACTTTCATATAAGATTCCTAGGGTATACGCTCTAAAGAGACCAACTTGGGAAGTTAACCCAGTAAGAAAGATTGATGACTTTAAGGTTGCATTTTTTACAAACCCGATGGATGCTTTATCACGCTTTGCATGTATGCCACCTGATGCCATTGACGCATTCTTTAAATCAAAAGAAAAAGTTGAAAAAGCATTTAGCAAGGCTCACCTAGCTGTAGATAACTTTGGCAGATTAGAAGAGTGGTTTATACCAGATCCAGATAAAGAATATTTTATACACGTTGACCTTGCCCAAAAGCATGACCATTGTGCAGTTGCAATGGCACACGTTAATAAGTGGGTTAATGTAAAGGTAACAGATACATACTCTCAACCAGCCCCAATTGTTGAGATAGACGCAGTAAGATTCTGGACACCAACAAAAGATAAGTCTGTAGACTTTACTGAAGTAAAGGATTATATTCTTTCATTAAAAACACGAGGATTTAAAATTCGTGTTTGTACCTTTGACAGATGGAATTCACATGATATGATGCAACAACTAAAACAATACGGCATCAATACAGAAATTCTGTCTGTCGCTAAAAAACATTATGACGACATGGCAATGGTTGTTGCCGAAGAAAGAGTAGTTGGGCCACATATCCCATTGCTTATTGATGAGCTTTTACAATTAAGAATTATGCGAGACAGGGTAGACCACCCAAGAAAAGGCTCTAAAGACTTGGCGGATGCAGTTTGTGGATCAATTTATAACTCAATAAGCAGAAGTAAATTTGATACGAATCAAGAAATAAATATACATACATATGAATCTATGAGCTACGACAATGATTTTGGAACAGAGGCAGACGGAGAAACTAGCTCTTATAATCTTATAAGGGCACCAAGAATGCCAGAAAATTTACGAGACGCAATGGACAGGATGCAAATAATATGAGCACGTATCAAGAAAAAGCAAAAGAATGCAAGTGTTGTGGAAAACATGTTCCACTACCTACTGTATTAAAAGAATATAATGGAATAGTGATTTGCCCAACTACATTCTCTAATGTAATTGAATATAAAAGAATATGGAAATTATCTGGTAGCAGGCCGATGGGCAATATTAGAAAACATTTTTCTGAATATGTACAGCAGCTAGTAGAAGAAACTATTGACAAGAACGAAGACGGCACGATACAATAGATTACTAAGCAACAATAGCTTAGTTGGTTAAAGCCCCGAACTCATAATTCGGTAATCGTAGGTTCAAGTCCTACTTGTTGCACGAAAGGTAGATATGGACAGCGAAGATAAAATGGAATACTATATTTCAATAGGTGCGATAGAGTTGGCTGGCATGGATGAAGATGGCGAATTTATATTTAACATAACCGATAGAGCAAAAAAACTTGCCCCAGAGTTATGGCAAGCGCATCAGGAGCATGTTGATGAATCTTTAATTGAATTGTATAATAAGGGATTAATTAATGTTACTTATAATGATAATCTTGAAGCAATAATTGAAATGTCTGATGAGGGAAAAAAAATGGCAAAAGAATTTGGTTTAGTAGAGATGGATTTAGATCAAGATATCCCAAACGATTAGTCTAGGCCTTCGTAGCTCAGGGGATAGAGCGAGACTCTTCTAAGGTCTGCGTCGCAGGTTCGATTCCTGCCGAGGGCACAGTGCGGATGTTGCATATTGGTAGTGCCTCTGCCTTCCAAGCAGAAGGGGTGAGTTCGATTCTCATCATCCGCTCCATTTCTCATTCGTCCAATGGCAGGACAATGGCCTTTGAAGCCATGAATCCTGGTTCGAGTCCAGGGTGAGAAGCTAAGAAAATGATATACTATAAGTAAGTCAAATACAATAAGGAGAAATAAAATGGCAGATACAATACACCCACTAGCCGCAAAGGTTATAGCAGCAGCAAAGAAATATGCTGATGAGGGATATGCAGAAGGACCAAATAACGATACAGTTTTTGGAAAGCGATACGGAATGAATCACCAACCATGGTGTGCAATGTTTGTTTCAGGATGTTTTGATGATGCAGGCCTAGTTCACCTAGTTGCCGCTTCAACAAAGAAAGGCTTTGCATCATGCGATGCAGGAGCACAGTGGTTTGCAAAGAACAAGAGAATTGTTCCAATTGGGCAAGCGCAAGCAGGAGATGTTGTATTCTTTAACTTTGATAAGACACCAACCGACACAGAACACGTTGGAATTGTTGTTAAGAATGACGGAAAGAATTTGCACTGCTACGAAGGAAACACTAGCGGAAGCTCAAAGGGATCACAAGCAAACGGAGACGGCGTATTCCTAAAGAAGAGAGCGTATAGTCTTGTAATGTCAGTTGCTCGTCCAGACTGGGATGCCCCAGCACCAAAAGCTACAACAGTAAAAGCAGTTGTAAAGAAAGCGGCCCCTGTAAAGAAAGCTGCAATTAAGAAGCCAATGTAATGTACGAATACCATGTTAAGAAAGTAACTAACGTTGTAGACGGAGATACAATAGACGTAGAGATTGATCTAGGTTTTGATATATCATTTAGTTCAAGAGTTAGGCTGGCTGGAATTGATACCCCAGAAAGTAGAACAACTGATAAGGCGGAAAAGGTTTTAGGGCTTGAGGCTAAAGAGTATGTAAAGTCTAAGATCAAGGACGCTAAAGAAGTTATCATTAAGACAGAGAAGATGGACTCATCTGAGAAATATGGACGCATCCTTGGATGGCTATTTCTAGATGGCTCTAAAGTATCAGTCAATGAACAAATGATTGCCGATGGATATGCTTGGGGATACCTAGGAGATACTAAGGTAAAGGACTTTGAAGCACTTGCTAAAGTAAGGGCCAAAAAGAAGTAGACAAGATATAAATCTTTTGCTATAATAATATATGGATCGCTCATTAGAGGGTCCATATATTAATTTATTCGCTTGAAAGGGGAATAACATGGTAACACAATTCATGGATCTATTTAATGATCCTTTTTTTATTGGCTTTAATAGAGATCTAGCCCGTCTCAATAATATACATAGAGAAGCAGTTCACGAATCATATCCACCATATGATGTTTTTCAACACGATGATGATGAATACGTTGTCACTCTAGCAGTCGCTGGTTTTGGCAAAGAAGACATATCAGTTCAAGTTGATAATGGAACACTTGTGGTCAAAGGTGAAAGAAAAGATCTCACCGAGGATGCTCCAAAACATGTAGTTCATAAAGGAATTGCTGCTAGGAAGTTTACTCGCACCTTTGCATTAGGTGAGTATATGGAAGTTACAAATGCTTCTTTAGAAAACGGCCTTCTTAACATCTTTGTAGAACGAGTTGTTCCAGAAGAAAAGAAGCCTAAAACAATTAAAATCAAGTAAGGTATAATAGAAATCTGCACCCCGTCACTGGGGAGTCGCAGATAGCGGGCCGTTACCCGCAGGATGGACCTGAGCATGTCCTC